CGGGACGTAACAACGGTCTAGCCCCTCAAGTCCGGTGACAATCTCACCCCCCCTCCCCGGTGGGGTTGCTCGGTCGTTTGGCCCTCCTGGGCGGTCTGCCGGCTGTGACACGCCTTGCACAAGGCCCGCCAATTCGTCTGATGCCAAAACAGGCCGCGATCCCCGCGGTGTGGTCGCAGGTGATGCACCTCCGTAGCCGGCTCAGTCTGCCCCGCCTCGGCACAATCCTCACAGAGCGGATGCTCGCGGAGCCAGGCCTGCCGGGCCCGCTGCCATCGATAGTTGTAGCCACGGGCGGTGCTCCCTGGCCGGCCGTCTGCCCGGCCGCAGTGCCGAGAGCAACGCCGCTGGTCGGCCTCGACCAGCTCCCCGCAGCCCGGCCATCCGCACGGCTTGCGTGCCCGCCTCGCCATTGCTATTTCTCCGCGCGCTCCTTCTCCTGGTAAAGGCAACTGGCCAGCTTCTCTCTTTCGCCTTCTGTCAATCTCATTTCCCTCAGCTCGCCGCCAGCCTCTTGATCACGGTCACGTCCCCCTCGGCCACCGTCTCGACGTGCCCGCCGTCACCGGCCAGGGTGATCCGCAACTGATACTTGTACAGCTCGCCGCAGTCGGTGAAATCGTCCGTGTCGGCCGTGCCCAGCTCGACGCGGACCTTCTGCGTGCCCGTGGCCGTCACCACGGTGCCCACCTTGGTCTTGACCGCCGCCCCAGTGTGCTTGTGATTGATCTGCAAGCTCACCGTGGCCCCGGTGATATCGCCCCCGCCCCAGTCGCCGTCCGAGTTGGTCCACTCCAGCGAGCGGCCCTCGGCGTCGTAATAATCGTCGTACTGGTAGATGACGATATCCAGGTCCTGGGTGACCGGGGCCGAGACGGTCATGTCGCCCGCAATCGTGTCCGTCTTGGCCTGGATCGCGTCGAGCTGTGGCGGGGCCACCAGGATCTTGACCGCATCGCCCACGGCGAGCGTGAAATCGGGCGCCGAGTCCAGCGTGACTCTCTTGGTCGAGCCGACGTAATCCGTGATCTCCCGCACGCTCGGGTAGTCCGAGTCGCTGGCGTCGTACACGACGGCCGTCTGCCCGTTGTAGGCGTCGTCGTCGTTCGATCCGCCCGTCAAGGTGAACGAGGTCTGCGAGGCCAGCGTGGCCACGGTCGTCGAGACCAGCAGATTGGGCGTGCTGGCCTCGCCCGAGGGCCCCTGTTCGAGGGCGTTAGTCGTAAACCGCCAGTTCGCCCCATCCGCCTCAATCATGTCGTCCAGGCGAGTCTGAAGCTCACCCGTGTCCTCGAGAATCGTCGCCAGGTCGCTGAGCGCCCCGGCGTCGGGCAACGCATCTGTCACCGCCTTGATGGCCCCCACTTCCGTATCGATGATATCCTGCTTGGCTTCGGTGGCCACATTGGCGGTAATCCGTCCCAGAAGCGTATCCAGATCCAACCCGCCGGCGTCGCTGATCGGCAGCCCCCCGGCCGCATCCGCCGCGGCGCCGGGCAAGGCCGTGCCGGCCAACCCCCGATAATCGTTGTAGGGACCATCACAGAGCTTATCGTTCAGCGCAGCCGGTCGGAATCCGATCCTCGGGCCGCACCAGGGCAGCACGCCGTCGCAAAGGCCCGTAAACCAGCCGAAGCCGACAGTATCATTGTTGACATCACCCCCGCTGGCCGGAATCTCGATGTTGTAGATGCCATTGCCCTTGTGGCTCCAGTCATGGAGGCCACCGGTGGTCGGCGTAACGCTCGTCTGGGTCTGAACTCCGGCCGTCGTGACGAAATTCCAGACCAGATCCATCCCACTGGCGTTATAGGCCACCGCCTCCTCGATCGACTTGAAGTCGGTGTCGTCCAAGAGCGGTAGCACGTTCACCGGCACGGTCACGGCGCTCAAACTATTTACCCAGATATCTGGCATTCGATCGCTCGCTCACAAGCTCTGTTGCGCGTAGGCGTACGAGGGGTTTCCAGCCGGCGGCGCCGCCGCGGCCGGCAGGATCAGGCGGCGGGGGCGGATGAGGCGGTGGGGGTCCGCGGCCAGCAGAGGGAAAACATCCGGCCGCGCCGCGTCCCACACCGCGATGTACGACAACAATCCGTTCAAAGGCTGTGTGGTTGCCGCTGGATGATTGCCGATGCGCACGTTGTTGGTTGCTGTCACGAGACTGTCAAGTGATGCTTGGGGCTCTCCGTCCGGGAGCCCGTCCACGTAAAACCGAATGTTCGATCCGTCATAAGTAACACCTACTTGATACCATTGGCCGGCCACAAAATTAGCATTGCCAAATTTCACGTCATTTTCACGTGTCAGCCTGAGTGTGCCGGGTGCCGTGTTCCACAGCCCGAAGGCCCAGCCATTCGCTAAGCTGGGCTGATCGCTGTTCCCAATAATCGTGCAGCGATCGTTGTTGTGGGCAAAAGCCAATAAGGCCCAGAACGTAAAAGGGGCACGTCCGTCAAAATCCATCATCCCTCCGAGATCCGAAACCTGCACGAGATCATCCAGGTTGTCAAAATCCAGCACAGGTCCATGCGGAGTCGCCACCCAATCCGTGGCCGGGTCCATGTTGATCAGCGTGCCGTGGTTGCCGAATAGCGAACCGTCATGGTAGTGCTCGGAACCCGGATGCTGGCCAACATGGGCAAAGACCAGATCCTTGGCAAGCGGGCTGCCAAAATCCAGATCGAAGTCGCCGCAAGGATGCGGATGCGCAATTCCCAATCCGCCGAGCATCAGACCACCGTTGCGTAAACAGGAGTTTGCCAAATCGCCTGATCGGCCGCGTTGTTTTTCAAGTTGACGCCTGTATCGTGCGTGACAAAGACACCCCAGCGCTTCGGCACGACGCCGCCGAAGAGCGAGGCGATCGAAACCGGTCCAAACCAATAAGTCCGATCGCTTGTGTCGTTCGTGTGCATCACCGCCGCCAGCTTCACGCAGGCATTACGAATGTCTGCGCTGGTGATTGTCTCGGCACTATCCGTACCGTCAAATACGTCCGGGTAAGTGGGTGTATCCTCCAACTGCGCGTAGACGTAGACGCGAATCTGCTTTGCATCAGTCGGGTTCGTCCCCGTGGTCACCTTCCCAGCCAAAAGGTAATCCGGGTATTTGTTGGTTGTGTTGTCGACTGCCGCGCTTTCTTGGCCGGTCAACAGACTCGCATCCTGAGTGAGATTGGCCAGCGTAATCGTCAGTGCCGCCGAGGCAGCGTATTCAATCTTTTGATTCGCCACTGCGATCTCCTATCTCGCGCCTTGCCCCGCGTGATCGATCAGATGTTTCGGCAGCCACTCCGGCGGATACCAGTCCCGATCGCGGTAGAGCTGCACCCGCTCCGGATCAGCTCGGCAATCCCGAAGGTCCGGCTCGAAGCGCACGATCGCATCCGTGCACCACGTGGCGACGACCGAGCCCACATCGGTACTGCGACAATTCTTGAGCAAGATGCCGACTTCCACCGGAACATTCTTAGGGCCGCCCAGCGAGACGTTATCCACCCGACACAATCGGCAATCCGTCAATTCGACCTGTACCGCAGCCCGGTTTTGCTCAAAGTGCAACTTGTCAAGCGTCCCTAGAGACGTAGACCAACGCACAACCGGGCCGCTTCCGCACTCGCACTTCTCGATGGCCAGGTGCTCGGCGTTTCCCGCAAGCAGCTCCAGGATCGGGCCGTCTCCGGTGCAGCGGACGACGCTCAAATGCCGGAGTTGCGGGACTGCTTGCAACTTGATCAGCGGCCCGGTGTAACGGCAATCCTCGGCCCGGATATGCAATAGCTGCATCAGCCAGCCCGATTCGACTACTAGGGCCTGCGGCGTCGAGTAGCAGAATATGCGCTCGACGACGCAGCAGTGGCAGTTGTCGATGAAGAGGCCCTTCGCCTTGTGCGAGCCGATGAAGCTGAGCCCCTTGATCCGACAACGCAGCAGCCCGCGCACGGTCATCAGCCAGCCGTCATAGTTGCCCGCCCGCTGAATCCAGACCCGCCCCGCGGCCTCGATCCCGCACACGTCGGGACCGATCACTACGCCGCTCTGACAGCGGTATCGCCCGGCAGCAAACACCAGCCGCTCGCCGCCCTTGGCCCGATCGGCGGCGCGTTGAATCACAACGGCATCGTCCGCTTCATCGCGGCAATGGAACTGGGCCCGCTCCTGCCACTCGGGCGAGGAGTTGTCGGCGGCCACGATGATCTGACCGGGACAAAGGAGCAAGGTTAGAAGAACTGCGCTCATGGGTTATCCCGTTCGGTGTTCGCCGCCGCCGCCCCGTCTTCGGCCAAGCCGGTGTTGCAGTCGTGCTGGCAGTTTTGGAGGATGTTGCTGGCCGAGTTGGCCGACCAATAGAGCCCATAGTTGGAGTTGGCGGCGCCCTTGAAGAAACGGCAGTTGGTGATCCGGTTGTTGTCGCCGTCGATGTAGTTCTGCCGGCTGTTCGCCCCCGTGCAATTCTCGATGATGAGACCGTTCAGCACGTTGTAATCGCCGTAGAGGAAGATGCCGTAGGTGCTGCCCGTGCCGTTGTGATTGTAGATTCTGCCCGTGATCGTCGAGTAAAGCAGCCTATTGCCGCTGGCCGCATCCATGATCCCCTGGCTGTCGTTGTCGTGGATATCAACGGTCAAGTCGGCATACGAGGCACCTGTGCAGAAGATTCCGTCCTGAGTGTTGTAGGTCGACTTGATACTGCCCTTGAAATAGTCGCCGGACAAGGCTACGCCATTCCCCGCGTTGTGGTGCGCATAGAAGCTCTCGGCGATTACATGATCGCCAACCACATCCAGTCCCTCATCCCCGTTGCCCGAGGCTTCGCAATCAGTCAGCCGCGTCTTCGCACGCACATTGAAACCGTCTACCGTGTTGTCTCGCGCCAGGCAACGGATCAAGCGCCCGAGGTCACACCAGTAAAACCCGTGATTCGTCCAGTTCTGCACCGTAACGTCCACACAACGCCCGCCGGCGGCCGCAACCACTCCCGACATCAGACCGGTCGCTTGATTCGCCTTGTTGCCATCGAGAACCAAATCACGCACCACTGAGTCATCGCAGACGCTCAGGAACTGAGGGATCGCGGCATCGTGAGAGTCCGGGATGGTGATCTTGGCCCCGCTTCCCTCGACAACCGTCCCGTACCAGAAATCGAGCGAGGTGTAGCTCGTGGACAACGTGTCCGGATCAACCTCGAAAGTCCCCGGAGAGAAGCGGAGTGTGCCGGCTCGGGGGACCGAGACGTTCGCCACGGCGGCCGTGACGGTCCCGCCGGTCAGATAGAACATCTTGTAGCCGGTCTCTCTCGTGCTGGTCAGGAAAAGTTGGAGTGTGTCGGTCCCAGCCAGTGTGCGAGTCACGTCGTCCGTAATCACACAGGGCGTGTCAAGTTGCCCGGTCGAGTCGTAGACGACGATCCCGTCGAACCGCCGGCTGGATGGCGCGAACGTAGGGGCCGTGTCCGACCACAACTCCAGTACGCCTTCCGTGGCCGCGTTGTAGAACCTGGCAATCAGCAGATAGTACCGCGAATCGGTCGAGTTGTAGAACACGTCGGCACAAAACCGGTAGCCCGTAAACAAGGGATCTGGGCCGACCTTCGCCCACTTCGTGTGGTCCGTAACGTCCGTCGTGGTGTAGGCGACCAACTGCCGATTGCCGCTGGTCGAATTGCAGTAGAGATAGTAATCGGACCCAACCTTGATGATCCCGCTGGGATCTTCGTTGAGCGTGTCGTTGATCACGCGCCCGGTAGCCGTTCCACCGCCGGCGGTAGTTCGCGTGAACGCTCCCGCCGGATCGGCGTTGACGCGAGTGGCGAGCCCGATTCCGCCCGTCGTACCCGAAGCCCCGCGATAGAGCAAATACCAAGTCGTGCTCCCCGAGTCGTACCAAGCCGTGGGGACCCCCACGAGGCTCGCGTCCCACTGTCCGGCGGCGGCCTTGTCCAGAACGGTTGTCGAGCCGGTCCACGTGATCCCATCGCTCGAAGTCGAATGCTTGATTGCCGTGCCATTGCCGTAGAACATGTGGTAGGTTGTACTGACCTTCACCACCCACCCGAAGTCGCCGGTGTGGATCGAGGCCCCGCCGTTCTGCCAGGTCCACTTGTTGCTAAGGTTGTGAATCGACTTACATGCCGCCCGGATCTGGGCCTTCTCGTTCGTCCCATCGCAGCGGAAAATTCTATTGGAACCTCCACCACCAACGTGGCCTGCGAACTCGCTCGAAACCACCAGCCAGACCGCATCCGTGCCCTGTCCGCCAGAGTGGTAACGATCCCGCTGAGCGTTGGCCGCAGAGGGCCAAAGCATCAAAGCCAACAGGATGGTGAATGCTGAATGCTGAATGCTGAATGCTGAATGCATCAGTAGCTCCAGTCGTTTTGGTTGAGGTCCGCGGAAGACTCTTGGATGAATTGGGTGGTCGCCAGCTCGGTCCGGCTGAACCAGCGAACGTCGCCGGCATAGAGGATCATCCCGCTCGAGGCGGTCGGCGACGTGCCGTCGGACCGCCAGCGGATGTTGCCGCCGAGGGCCTGGACCTCGGTGAGCTTCGTCCCCGCCGAGGGCGTCAAAGCGACCGCCGAGCTGAGATCGGTAACCACCGTAAAGCCCACGTTGCTCAGTTGGCTGGGGCTGGTGGTAACGTGCTGCGAAGGCCCGGCACCCACCATCAGAGGCAAGGCCTGCGGAAGCGTCGCTTCCACGCCTGCCGTCGATCGATCCACCGATATCAGGCAGCAGACTGCTACGTAAATCACGGCGATGATCGGTGGTGTGAAGATCATCCACGGCGACAGGAGCATCTTCTTCATGGCGGCATCTCTCCTCTTGCTGAATGCTGAATGCTGAATGCTGAATGCTGAATGCTGAATCAGAAATCCCTGACCCCTGACCCCTGACCCCTGACCCCTGACCCCTGACCCCTGACCCCTGACCCCTGACCCCTGACCGCTGAATGCTGAATGCTGACTTCAGAGCTTGTCGTGGACCAGCCGCGACAGCTCTTGGATGGCGGCCGTGTTCCGCTCGATCACCTGGTTCGTCTCCCGCTGGAAGTCCAGGATCTTATCGAAGCGCCGGTCGGCCCCGCGCTGCATCCAGCGGATCATCGCCAGCAGCAGAACGGACAGACCGGCAAAGCCGTATTGGATCACCGGCTCGAGGATCGGGCCCAGCTGGCCGAAGGGGAGGGAGTTGCTCATTGATGAATGCTGAATGCTGAATGCTGAATGCTGAATCAGAAATCCCTGACCCCTGACCCCTGACCCCTGACCCCTGACCCCTGACCGCTGAATGCTGAATGCTGCCTTCCGCCTTTCCCCTTTGTTCAGAGCCATTCGTCGATCCGCCAGTCCACGGTCTTGGCCGGGATTCCCTCGATGTCGCAGTACGCGAAGATGCTCCGCGAGCCGACGAACCAGTCGATCCAGTCCGAAAGCCGGCAGATGATCAGGCCCTTGATCGGCGGGCCCCAGAGCTGGCGTGGCCACCAGCTCGGCGGCGAGTTCCAGTCGCCCCAGGAGTTCGGCACGGCGGCAAATTCCTCGGGGCAATACTGACGCGTCCGATCGTAACCGACCGTCGCCATGTCGTGATTCCACCGCTGGTTGAGCGGATGGTAGCCGCGGCTATTGCAGTTGGGCGAGAAACCGGCCATCTGCCCCGAGTGGATCGCGTAGCCGGCGGCCAGCAGGTCGAGGGCCTCCTCGCCGGTCTCGGGAAACACCCAGCGGCCGACCTTGTGCCGGCCCATCTCGTCGCGGATCGCCTGCGTGATCACGCCGTCACAAAAGCGGCTGTTCTGCGCGGAGAGATCCCCGAAGGGGTATTGTCGCCGCCAGAGAAAACCGATCTGGCTGTCCACCTTGGCCGCCAGGGCCGGATCCATGCCTTCGCCGCGGTGACCGCGAAACAGATACGTGCTCTCCCAGGCCTGCCGCTCGTACTTCTCGGCCTCGCCCTTGTTGAGGATCTCGACGCTGTTGGTCGTGCAGCGGGCGTTTTGCGAGCCACGCGCTACGCAATTGCCCCGCGGCTGGGGCTCGCCCTCATAGACGTCGCGGTCGTGCTTCAGCTGTGGCAGCCAGAGTGCGGCCCGCTCGACCGACTTGTGCAGGCCGCGGAGGTGCGGGCAGGCGTCCCCGAATCGCAGCACGTTCGGGACGGCCGGATCGTCGAGGACGTCCTGGGCCGTCTGCGGATTGATGAAGCAGCCCGGGAAGCCCGACTTGTAGAGCCGATGAATCTGCTGGGGCGAGGCGTCGGGGGCCAAGGGCCAGTCGTATTGTTCGCGCATGGCAGAATGCTGAATGCTGAATGCTGAATGCTGAATGCTGAATTGAATCAGAAATCCCTGACGCCTGACCCCTGACCCCTGACCCCTGACCCCTGACCCCTAACCCCTAACCCCTGTTTCCCACACGGCCCAGGCCAGCGTCTCGCAGAGCCGGGCCGCCTTCGGGCGATCCAGCGGCCCCTCGGCCCGGCCGAGGACCGTCTCGAACAGGCCTTTCACGGCTGCGCCGAGACCCGGATATTTCCCGCGCAGGCCCATCGGCACGCCCCGGCGGGCCATCTCATCGGCGAAAGATTGGCAGGAGCGGAACGGATCGTCGCGGATAGCAGATGCCGCCTTGGCACTCGTATTGAGGTCGTTGCTCAACTCGTGGAAGAGCACTGCCAGCCGGCTGGCGTCCGCTCGGCTCAGCCGTAGCGCGGTTACCGGACCCGTCTGCGTTTGCAGCTCCGGGTCCGGCCGGTAAGGGTTTTCGACGGGCTCCGGCGGTTCGGGCGGTGTGACCGGCTCAATTACGATCTCCTTTTGCGACTGCTCGATCCCGCCGCCTTCCAGGACGATCATCAGCATCACCGCGTATTTCCCCGGCGGTCCGGTGAAGACGATCTTCGCCCGCCCGTTCAGTGCGGCGTAGCTCTCAAACCCCCGCGGGCCCAGCACCCACCAGCCATAGCCCGTGCCGACGGTCGCGGTCGACGCCACGACCAGGGTATGCTCGGGCACCTTGTCCGGCGCGTCGATCTCGGCACAGGGGAGGTTTTGCGGCCGCGGGGCCAGGACCGGAATCTTCGGCGCGGCCGCTTCGGCCGCTGTGCAGACGAGGATGGCCAAGGCCGTCAAGGGCAAGAGGCATTTCATTGTGCGATCCGGTGGAAGAAGTTGATTGAGCAGTCGGCAGTCAGCAGTCAGCGGTCAGCAGTCAGCGGTCAGCATTCTGCATTCAGGATGGTGTGACCTGGTCGAAGAAGCTGGCGATCACCTCGATGATCGCCATGATGAACTCGACCATTTTCTCGATCCAGGCGATCACCGCGTCCCAGTCGATCTCGGGATCCTCGAACGCGGCGGGGTTGGCGGCCTGCAATTCTCCGAGGACCTCCAGGGCGATCTCGCGGGAACTCCTGCCTTCGAGCTGATCGGCCTCGCGCATCGCGAGGACCACTTTGGCGATCTTTGGCAGCGTGAGGCCCATCGCCAGCCGCTGCCGGAGAGTCAATGCCTTTGGCATAGCTTCCTCCCAGGGGTCAGGGGTCAGGGGTCAGGGGTTAGGGGTCAGGGATTTCGCGTTTACACCTAACCCCTGTCAAATCGGAATCAGCAGCTTCTCGTCAAGCCAGGCGGCCTGATCGAACAGCCAGGCGGCGATCACCGGGAGGCTTTGGCGGATCCAGGGGTCCAGCAGGGCGTCCGGTCCGGGCAGATCCAGCGGCTCGAGCCGCTCGTCCCAGAGCCGGAGCGTGGCCTGAATCACCAGCCGCTCGCGCTCCTCGACGGGGACGGACAGCTTTCGCGCGATTACCGTGGCCGAGACGATGAACTCGGCCACGATCAGCCGCACGTCACGCAGCGACAATTTCCCGTCCGCGATCCGCGAGCTGATCTCGTCGCCCAGGCGCTTGTACTGCGCCTGTATCGTGTCATAGAGGTCGTCGCTCATTCTTGCTCCTCGCGTTCGAGCTCGGTCAATTCCCAATCAGTCGGCTCCCGGTCGTCGGTCTCTTCGGCCCGGCGAAGCATCCGGCCGAACCATTGCTGTTCTTTCCGGTGCCGGATCGCCAGGTAGCGCTCCGGCGCCTCGTCTCGCAGGTCGATCGTCAGGGCCTCGTCGTCCGCCGGATCCGCCAGCAGGCTCAGACCGATGCGCCCAATCGCCAGCAGATCTCGGGTACGACAGGCCCGGCAGGGCAGCTCAACCCGGGCGCCGCAGGTTGCGCATCTGCGGACCAGTGCCGATTCCGGATCGCCGGTCGGCTTTCGCGGCCGGCGGGCCAAATCGGCCGGGCGTCTGCCGCTGGCAATTCGCTCCACAGTCGATCGCGCCACGCCGAGCCGGCCGGCGATCTCCCGCTGGGGGACGCCGTCGGCTAGGAGCCGCTCGATCTGGGCCTCAATCTCGGGGTCGATCACGGCCTGCCCTCCGCCGGATCGCCGCCGCATCTTCCTTACTCTACCGGAGCTTGGCCCGCGATTCGTGGCCAATATCAGGGCATGGCCCCAAGAACTGGGGGCTGGATGCGGGGTGGATGGGGGTGGATAGGGTGGGTTTTTTGCCGATTAGAAGGCCGGCCGGCGGCTTGCGGCGACGAGTACGGAGTTGCTGGTCGACCGCCGGCCGGCGGGCCAGGATCGGAAATCCCACCCAGCTTGCCCTAATTATACCAGCCGGCCGCCCCCAGGGGGAGGGAGAAATCCCGCCCAGCCGCCCGCTCCGCAGCACAGGTCAATCGCGTCAATCGTGGCCATTGTTCGCCCTTGCTTTGCGAGCCGCCCGCTGACAGCCGGCCAAGGCCCGCGCTCGCGTCCGCTGGCGGCTGATCACCGTCCAGCCGTGCTCGTCCCGGCACTCCGCGCCGCCGCCGTGCCACAAGTCATAGCCTCATCGGGTCGGCCTCTCGTTCTTCCTCCTCAATCGCTTGGCGTGCGAGCGCCGCAAAGTTGAGCGATATTCCAGCCAGGGCCAGGTCCTCTACTAGGCGGGCCGCCGCCAGGGCCAACATCAATTCCGGCCATAATGCCTTCCGCCGCAAGAGCCCTATCTGAGCCGATAGGGAATAGGCCGCAGGTTCAAGCAATTTGGTTTGCCTCAAGCCCAAAGCAATAAACCGCACTCTGGCTGCGCAGGGGAAGTCCGGTAACGGGATTCGTCTGAGAGTCTTCAATCTCGTACAGCCGACCTTCACGCCATAAGCATGAATCCCGACGTCACCTTCCGCTTCCCAGAGATGCGCAGCCCCTAAGTCGAAGTTCGCATGCACGGGATTGAACAGGACCGCCAGCAGCGGATCGGTATACGCGTGGATCCAGGCGGCCGTGCAGAGTTCGCCACCACCGGGGGCGGTGTGTTCCGCGCCCTCACCCCACTGGCAACCACCGTGCGTCCGGTCGTATCTGTTAGTGATCTTGTAGAGTTTCATTCTCTTCGCTCCTCAAAACAGTCTCCTTTGCAGCGACTTGCCCCGCGGCTGCCAGCCGCCCGCTCCGCAGCACAGGTCAATCGCGTCAATCGTGGCCATTGTTCGCCCTTGCTTTGCGAGCTGCCCGCTGACAGGCGGCCAAGGCTCGCGCTCGCGTCCGGTGGCGGCTGATCACCGTCCAGCCGTGCTCGTCGCGGCACTCCGCGCGGAACACCTCGGGGATCGCCTGCCGCCCGGTCCGAGGGCCGAACAAACACTGCGACCAGACCACGCGGAACCGCCCGCAGGCCGACCACCAGAGCCGCCGCCGGCTGGTCGAGCTGGTTTCGCTTCGGCAACGTGTTGAGAATTCGAGTTTAGTCACCGGGTCTCGGCAGTCGACACAGATTCGTCGGCGAACACGACTAGCCGGCATTATTTCCCTTCTCCGCCTCCAGGGCTTCGCATTTACACTCAAACTTTCGGAAGTTACACCAGCGCAATCCGGAGTCCAGCGCACAACTCATCCGACAGTTATTGCTGAACCGGTGAGGCTTGCGGTGGTGACAGCCCACGCCGTAGTTCGCCCGCTCACAATCCTCAGCAGCAGCACTGCACCGGACGTAGGTTGCTCGCATCAAGTCCCCTCCGTCTCAGCGGCTGTCATCTGTTGCGGCTCCTCCGCCTCGCCGCTCTCTTAGACCAAAAGCACCGTCCGATCCGGCAGACCTCTAACGTTATATCGATGGCATCCTTTCATCGCACAATCCGGTCTGACATGTACATGGTACATGTGCCATGCATGCATGGGTCATGGGTCATGGGTCATGGTTATGGGATAGTTAAAAACTATCTACATGGGTCATGGGGGCGCGGCCCGAAATGCGCATTTTGGGCCGCGCGGACCGGCCGGGCCGGTCAGGTCGTGTCTCCGTATCGAGGCCACGGGATGCCCCGCTGCTTGCACGCACGCATGATTCGCGCCGTATAGTAGGCGCCGGGTGATGTCGTAATCTCGCCGGCCTCGCGCTTGCGCCGCGTCGCGTTTGCGATGTACTCGACCTCGGCCATGGGGAAATCGTACTCGATCACCGCGTCTGCGGTCCGCTCTGCGACCGAGGGGAGCATCCCGGGGTCGGCTACGACGCGGCTCACGTACTCCGCGATGTCGCCCTTACGGCGGCGGATCGCCTCGTCAGCCGCCCGCCCGGTCGGCATCGTCCGCACGAGCTCGCCGATCACCTCACCGATCGGCACGCTCTCCTCGGCGGCGATTCGCGGGTGGCCTATGGTATCGGGCGGCGGCGTCGGCGCCGGGGCCTCATCGGGCCACATCTCACGCTGTGGATCCGGCCGCCGCATCCGCGCCCGGGCCGCCTCGGCCGGGTCGGCCACGTCCAAATCTATGGTGCCGCGCGGGCCGACCCGCAGCACGCCGTCAGGCCCGCGCTGCGGGCTGGTGACCAAGCCAGCGCTGTCCAGGGCCTGGATCGCCTTGCGCACTGTGCGGGCGTCGATCCCGCCGACCTCATCGGCCAGCCGATGTGTCGTCGTGGTCACCCGCCCGGGCCGGCCGCCGGCAGCGGCCCAGAGCAGACACGCGATGATGCGTGCAGTCATCGGCAGCCCAGGCCACCGCATAATCTCCGGCACCAGCTCGACAGTCAGGCCCCGGGCAGTCTCCGCCCTGCGTGCCGGATCAGCCATGGTCTACGCTCCGTCGTCCCGCCGCGGTCTGACCCCCGATCGCCTCGGTCAGGCCCCCGATCGCCTCGGTCAGCTCTCGATAGGCTCCGTCCACTCGGTCTCCTCACTAGATCAGCTCCCGGTGATCAGCGCACGGACGTCCGCGCGGTCCGCCACATCGCGACAATAACAGTAGGCCGCCGGCCCGTTGCCCGAGGCGATCAGGGCCGTGCGGACATCCGCGCGGTCCGCCACAAAGCGGCAATAACAGTAGGCCGCCAGCCCGTTGCCCGAGGCGATCAGGGCCGCGGTCCCTTCGTCGACCAGTGCGGCCGGGATTCGGCCCTGCCGCACAGCCCATCCGATCGTCTGCCAGCAATCGTACGACTCGCTGAATCTGATAGCGCATGCCCGCGCAACCAAAAATCTGTTGAGCCAGTCGATGCTCGGCTCAAACTTTTCGGTTTCTGCATCCTGCGTTCTGCATTCAGCATTCATCTTGATCCTGCCTCGCTTCAAAACGGTGCAAGAGGCGCAGTTGGGCGAAGACGCAGCGGACCGCCTCGTCGCGGCTGAGGCGGGGGCCGAGCCGACGCCGGTGGCCCGCGCAGTCCAGACCGAAAATCCAGCCCTGATCGACGTACAGCGTCTCGATCAGGATCTGCCGCGGCCCCACCAGCCGCTCTTGCTGCCGCAGGTAATGCTCGCGGCACTCCCGATTGACCGGCTGGCCCAGGTGCAGACACAATCCCGCGGCCACCGAGAACAGATACTGATCGAGCCGGCCGATCGTCGCCCCGCAGCAGCGGCAATAGGTGTTCTTCCACTGCCCCTCAGCCGGCCCGTCGCGGACCAGCCGGGCCAGAAGCCCGGGGCGCATAGTGGGGGTGTGGCTGTTTCCGTTCATGGCTGGATAGGGGTTAGGGGTTAGGGACGAATACTGAATGCTGAATGCTGAATGCTGAATGATGCAATCATTTGCGTTTGCGGGGCTTCTGTGCGTTGGCCCTCCGCATGATCCGGCTGGCGGGTGCATTGTGGGATTCGAGCAGTTCCCGGATCTCTTCGGCCGTGTCATGACGGGCCAGGGCTTCTCTCGCCGAGATCACCTTCTCCGGATTGTCCGGATCCCGGACCGCCTCCCGGCACTCCCGATCGGCCAGCCGCGAATAGTCGGCTACGATCGTACCGAGCACCTGGCCGAACTGTTTTAAGAGTGGAGTCGCCATGGGTTTGCCTCCCGTTATATTTCAAATGGAATCCAAATCGGAGCAAAGCTCCCGCCAGGGCTTCGATCACCGGGACCGTCAGAAGCGATCGCTCAGTCATCGAAATCCAGGCTCGTCTGTTCGGGGTCCAGCGGCGACATCGGCGAGAACTTCAGACCGTTGTTGACGGTCGCCATCATCTTGTACCGTTCGGCGGTACGGGTCGGCAGACTGTTCTTCGTCTGGATCGTCACGATTACGTCTTCGCCCTTTTCCTCGGGCGCGAACTCCAGCAGCAGGGCCATCTTTCGCTTTTGACGCAGGCCCGGGCGGTCACGGCAGTCGCGAACCATCGTCTGGAGCGTGGCGTCAAAATCGGATTCCAGACCGGCGATCTTCGCCAGGCTCTTCAGCGTAAACAGCTCCTGTTTGGCCATTGCAGCCTCCTTATTCAGCAGTCAGCATTCTTCATTCTGGATCCTGCATTCTGCATTCTCCTAAGAGGTCGGCCAGCCGCGTTCTGCGGCCAGCGCGATCATCCGGTCGAAGGCACCTTTCCCCAGGTGGGGAATCGCCTCCCTGGGCAGCCCGTGAGCCTCGCAGAAGATTTGGGCGGCGAAGAACACGCAGATCTGGGTCGCCGCCTTGGCCTTTTCCCTCGAGCTGGGCTGATCGTCGTAGACCGCCGCCTGGACCCGCCGGAGGTAGTAATCCACGTACACCTCCACGAGGTGCTCGTCGATCGGCGGTTGGTTCCTGGTGACCATTCAGCCCTCTGCATTCTGGATTCTGCATTTAGAATTGAAGGTACGGATTGTATCTGCGGTCGCGTCCGCATCCGGTTACCACGAGCTTCAGCAGCACCCAGCTCCGGTAACCGCAGGATTTGCGGACGATTTGCCTCACTGGCTTGCCGGACCGGGAGTCGAAGACCAGGCTCACCTCTTCGATCAGAGGGTGACCGCAAAAGCTGCAATACCTGTCGTCCCACCCATATCGGCCTAGGTATTGTCGTTCCAGCATGATCTTTCCTTAGCATTCTGCATTCTGGATTTTGCGTTCAAGTAACTCGCGTTCAAAGCTGCTGCAATCCCGATCGGAGCGAACGGCAATCGCACAGACGTAGACGAAGCAGTCGATTCCCTCGGCGGTCAATCCCTTCCAGACGCGGACGGGGACCCCGTTGATCTCAATTAGATGGTCCGTCGAGTGGATCTTGATTTCCATGTGGGTCTGTCTTTCCGGAAGGCTTGTGTTTTCATGAGCCGGCAAGTGGGCCGCAATGGCCCTTTCCATCGTCTTTGCGCACCCCGATTACTCCTGGCTCCGTGCGGGGGTTTCTGCGCCGGAAAGTGTCCGCGCGATTGATCGAGCAGAGGGGCCCGGCGAGCAAGCCGTGTGTCGGCGGAACGCCGGGCCCCGGCCACCTGGCCATGTCGCAGCAAAGGTGGACGGGGGAAGGCGGCGGCGGGACCGTCCCGCCTCGATCCAGACGTGATGTCGACAGACCTGCATTCTGCAAACCTACCTGCGAGTTTCGGGGCCAATCTGACCAGAAAATCCGCCTTCCCCCATCCACCCTCGCGGAGAGCAAAACCGCGCCGGCCCGGACCAGGGGGGGAAAGCGGACCGACGCGGCCATCACGGACTCTGAGAAGGCGCAGCCGCCGCGGCGATTCCGTCCCGGCTGCGCCCCACTCCTCGTTTGCGGTAAGTCAGAAGAGCGGCGCGGTCTCCGCCTTGCCACCGATACGTTCGATCCGGACGGGTGTAACACCCCGCTTCGCCAAGCGTTCCAGCTCCTCAGCGGATTCGTCACCGCGGACGACGTATTCGATCGCGCTGGGGCGAAAGACCCGGAAGATCGCCGCAGCGAAGCTCCCGTCGGCGTTTCTGGTCGCCTGCTGATGGGCGACCAACACCCACGTCTTGCCGGACTCAAACCCCTTCGGCACGGCGGGGATCCGTCGCGAAATGCCCTGGATCTCGGCCTCGCGCAGCCAGGCGTCGGGCGTAGGATAGTAGCGGACACCGATCCACAAGAGGCCAGCGCGTCCCAGATTGCCGGCCAGCGGACAACGACCGCTACAGTTTGGATTCCGGCACTGCCGCCCGGCAAATAGTGCCGTGGCATTGACCCACGTCCAGGCCCGGGCCGGCTTGATGCCGTTACCGCAGGTCGGGCAGATCTCCAGCGGCAAGGGCAGCTTGCCGCAGGGCTGAGACGGCCCGTCAGCAACCAGGTATAGGCCCGGCTTTCGCCAGCCACAGCCGCGACGACTATCGCGGCGCAATTCGACTTGGACCATGACCTCCCTCCCTTCGAGGAAATATGGTGATACTCAGTCAGATTTCTCTCTTTTGAAAATCCAGCTTGCATCTTTCACCTTCCAGGCAAACAAAAAACCGCGCCGGCCCGGACCAGGGAGGGAACGCGGACCGACGCGGCCATGAAGGACTCTGAGAGGGCGCAGCCGCCGCGGCGATTCCCTCCCGGCTGCGCCCCGCTCCTGATTTGTAAGCGGCTTTTGTTTTCGCGGAGCCGCTACCGCGCTCGATTCGATCTTCACGGACCGCAGGGCCCGACTTAGCCGTGGTGAACCGAGAACTACCGCGCGACACGGCCGCGCCCCGGGCGATCCTATAGGTCGGATTTGCTGCGCAGGACCTCACGCTGCGCCCCCGGGATAAAAGGTAAGTCAGAAGAGTCGCCGCTGCACAAGACGTCCGGGTTGCGGCAAGCGCGAGAGGGCATCGCTGAGGATGGATTCGCGATCGATATAGTGATCGATCATCATCGCCATCCCGAGGCCGCGGTGTCCCATCATAATCTGGGCCGCCAGCGGGTTGATCTTGCCCAGCTCCGAGCAGAATCGGCGGCGCAGGCCATAAAGGCTGAATGGCTGGATCCCGGCGCGCTGCTGCGTCCGGCGGCGGTGCTTGCGGAAGGTCGTCTCGGCCCGCGGCCAGCCTTCCCAGGCGAAGACCAGACCGGCCGCGCGCCGCAGTGGAGTGATCGCCCGCAGTGCCGGCTCGTTCAGCCAGATGCGATGATCCTGCTGCTGCCCCTTGTAGTCCACGGCCGCGATCTGAATCCAATGCCCGTCGAGATCCTCCCATCGCAACCGAAACAGGCTGCCTGGGCGCAGCCCGGTGTTGTAATCGAAGAGGATGAGCGCAGCCCACCAATCCACCGGGTCGATCCCGCCGAGCTTCAAAATCGGGCGGGCGCCCAGCACCAGGCCTTCCAGCCAGGAATTGATCTCGTCCAGACGCGGCCCTTCCCGCGGCGAGACTTTTTGTTTTCGGGGCCCCTGGGTCCAGGCCGGGACTTCCACCAGCCCGATCCCCTCTCGATTCTGTCGGCTGGCCGGGCCGGTCCAGCGAATCAAGCGCTCCACGTTGACCCAATGCTTGTAGACCGTGTTGCGGGCCAAGGGCAGGCCCGCCAGGCGTCGGACGAATTGCGAAAGCGTTCGCTTGGTGATTCCGCCCACGGGCGGATTGTCGGTCAAGATCACCCAATAGTCGAGCGATTTCGCGTAATCCTTTCGCGTCCGCTTCGAGTCGCCCTTCGGGGCGAGGCAATCCGGCCAGGCGTACTGCCAGAAGAACTCGGGCAAGCTCATCTCGGCCGACAGCTTTGATTCGCCGTGGAGCCGGCCGGCTCTCGCTACGGCGTCCTCGGGCCAGAACACCGCGAGGCTCGACTGATCGTTCATGCTTTCGATCCTCCAAACGCAACTGAGTGACGGCCTCCGTGCGCTTGGAGACAAGGTCCGTCGCTACAAGTCTTGCCGCGCGGGGTGACTGACGGTTGTCACCGCGGCGGACGCTTTTGATCGAATGGCTTACGGGGTCAGCGGATGATCGGGTGATGGGGTGAGGGGGTGAAGAAAAAGGGGCGGCCGCGAGGTCTTCCATCCGCCAGGAGAACTGCCCTTGCCCGCAACGGCCGGCAGTTATTGGCAGTACCTCGGACCGCCCTGTACGGATCGTATCGTCCATGCCACGACCGGTGGATAGCCGGGATCAGATCGGTAGTTCCGCCAGCCGCGCGCGAGAAAGACGCCTCAAAAGACCCGGGCGTGGCGGGTGGATTTTGATTTACGTAGCGTCTGGCAATCTAGCAGGTGGACCCGGGGCGTCAAGAGAATTTCCCTCGATGCCTGAATTTTGCGCGGCGAAAGCCCATAATGCCCAAAGAACGCGCACAGGTTTTCCGCAAATGCACAAGAAATCAGCACTACCCGGAGTCGGGGTTTGTGGAAAACCACAAAGATGCACCAGAATGGTGCAGAGTGGTGCAGAGTGACGCAAAAGGCACCGGGCCCGGAGATTTGCTACGGCGTTCAAAACCCACGGCGGGAGACTCCCGCTTCAGGAGAAAAGCCCCCCTAGCCTCACGACCAGGGGAATCTCCGGGCGCCGGTGCCAGTCGTTCACACGTGTTCCTCGGTTCGGCGCACCTCCTGGGCCAGAAGTGTCAAGAAGGTGCCAAGATCATCCAGGTATCCAGCCAGCTCCTCGGCCGCTTGGACAGTTAGGCCCCCGTCTCGGAGCTTCATCCCCAACTGCCCGGCCTCGATGATCAGCCGTGTGAGTTGCTCTTCGGCCATCATTTTTCCTCCTCCCCGGCAGAAGGGGGCGGCGGGATTGTATCCCGCAGTCCCCTCTCCGCCCTCATTTCGGGTTAGTCCCAAAAACCTCGATTGGAGGCGGCGGGAATCGAAGCGCACGCATGTATACTGTTTGGGGGCCCGGGCCGGTTGCCTGACGGGAGAGTTTCCCTGTGCCGCGCGGCCAACGCGCCATACAGCCGCCTGGATCGTCAGACTCGCCCCAGACGCGACGATCGGCAGGATCGGGCCAATTCCCTTTGACCGGCCGGGCGGCTTTCCCTGGCGTCGTCTGGCGTGAGGATTGGGCTCTGTGCTAGAATGGCTCCCGGGGGAATCGGTCGATGGCCCACGAGCAGAAACAGGCGCTCTGCTATCGCTGTCTGCGGGACACACTGCACACCCGGCAGACGCTCGACATTCCCCAGGCGACCTACGTAATCGCCGTGATCGTCCTGTCGGTCTTTGTGCTTACGCTGCCTCTGGCCTTAATCGTCCTGCTCGTCTGGGCCGTGCATGGGATCGATAGGGATATTCGGAATCGGCGGATCCCGTTTCGGTGCCAGCACTGCGGCCAGGCCGAGGGCGAGCTGACGCCCCGGCAGCAGGTGGCCTATGAACAGGACCTGGCGGTCGCCCGGACTGAACAGAGACGGCAACAATTGATCGACCGGGCCCACCGCCGGGAAATCCGCCGCGGGCGGCGGGTGAGGCGGTGGCGACGGATTGACGATCTCGTGGCCCGACTGGTCGGTCGCGAGAACGAAATCCTCTGCGACGTGATCGGCGGCTTCCTGCGGACGATGGTTTGGGCCTTGCCGCTAGGTGCCATGGCCGCCGCGGCAATCGTCGTCTGGAGCTATTACGGCGCCCGCTGACGCACTCTGGGCTAGTTTCCCGGCAGGATGCAAGCTAAGCTGGTCTTTTCCATTGCGCCCCGAGCCAAAGGAGGTTCTGATGGCCAAGAAAAGGGGCCGCCCCGCGAAGGCGGCCAGGAAGGCAAAGCCGGCCGGCAAAAAGCTCAGCCGCAAGAAGCCTTCCAAGACCAAGCGGGCCGCCGCCAAGCGGCCCAAGTGAGGCGGGGCCGGCTGAGCTGCCTCCCCCCGGCCTTCAGCCGGCCCTATCTTTTGAATGCTGAATGCTGAATGCTGAATGCTGAATCATGCGATTCCGAAGACGAATTTACAAAGTAGGCGACGAGATCCTGCGGAGGAGATTCCTTTGGTGGCCGGTCCGCGTCGGGGATGAGGTTCGCTGGCTGGAGAGGGCCACGGTGCGGTGGCGACGGCAAGAGCGCCGTTCTGAAGGTCGGCTGGAGAGCTATCATCCCGTGGCATACTGGGAGCCGGTAGCCTTTGTCGACGAACCAAGTCTGGACGATGCAACGGAAATTGCGGCCTGAAACCCCGGCTTTCAGGCCCAAATCCGGTGCGCGGATCCTCATTCAGGCGCATTCCGCCTTCCGCCTTCCCCCTTCCGCCTTCTCCTGCCCTCTCGCCGCGCCGCCCGCCGCTCGGCCTGGCTGCGCGTCGGCCCTTCCTCGTGCATCCGCGCGATGCGTCCCAAGAGCTCCTCGGCGCGGCGTTGTTCGTCGGCGTCGGGCCGGCTCGCGTGCAGCCGCTCGCGCAGCGGCGAGGCGGTGGACCAGCGGGGGCAGTAGAGATCTACGCGGGTGAGGAGCTGGTGGAAGGCCGGGCCCTCGGGATGTAGCTCGATCTCGGCGCACGTATCGGCGCGGAACTCGCGGCAGTTGCGGCAGACGGCCAGCCGACGCTCGACCTCGCAGGCCGGGCGGGTGGCTCGGCCGGTCCGAAACTCCTGGTTGAGCTGGGCGCAGAGTCTCGCGCCCGCTTTCCACTTCTGCCTGAGTTCTGCGATGCTCATGATCCTGAATGCCGAATGCTGAATGCTGAATGCTGAATGCTGATTATACCGGAGGGGCCCAGGGCGGATATTTCATGTCGACCGTCGTGGTCGTCTGCTCGGCGAAGTTCACCGACGTCACGACCGTCTGGGTGAGCCAGCCGCGATCGTTCGGCTCGACGGCCATGATCACGTAACGGTTTTCGCGCATGTGCCAGCGGCAATAGACCACGTCGCCCGCGTGGCCGGCGAATTGATAGCCCTCGAAGCTGCTGCCGTCCCAACTGCCCTTGGGGTTGTAGACCTCGATGGTCGTGCCGTGCAGAGGGCCAAAGACGTCATAGCCGAACAAGGTATAGTGGCCGGTGCCCCACATCCGGAAGGCGGTCACGTCGACGGCCGCGTCGTCGCGATCCAACGGCAGATCGAGCCGGCCCCAAAAGTCGCCCGGCGTCTGCATGCTCAAGACTTCCCAGACCGCAAAATTCTTGCCCACCGGCGGCAGATCGTAATAGCCGCTGTGGTCCCAGTCTGTGAGCACGGGCCCATCCTGCGGCTTCCACGCAATTCCATACGCCCCCACGTCGCCTTCGGTGCCCGAGGTCCTGGTGAGCATCTTGGAGTGCTTGCGCAGCCCATCGACCAGGATGATCTTCTCCACGTGGTTATCGGGCGCGAAGCCGCCCGTGTAATCGCCGTACCACTCTTCACCGGGGATCCCCAGAAACGTGTCGTAATCCCAGCCGACGTGCGAATCGTCGCGCGACCACCGCAGCCGGTGGGCCCAGGAGACGCCCGGGCCGTTCTGGGGCAGGTTGAGCGCTTCGGTCATCTCGAACCGCGTAATCTCGATCGGCACGGGCCCCCACTTGCGGAAGCGCCGCGTCAAGTCCCGGGGATCGGCCTCGACGCGGCGGACCGCGTCGGCGATCCGCCGGGTCTCCTGGTCGGGAAAGACGTAGTTTGGCATCTCAGATCGCGGAGGGGGTGAGGGTCTGGTGCTGGCCGATGTTGAGCGTCACTTCGCTGGGCGAGCAGCGGTGGAGATCCAGACCGTTGGTCCACGTCACGGTCTTGAACGGATCATGGATCGCGGCCCCCTGGTAGGCGTTGAGATTCGCCACGGTCCGGGCCTGCATGTCGCGGCGGAAGTCCAGGACGCCGCCGCCGCCGACGTTGATCAGCGTGGCGGTGCCGCTGGAGCAATAGTAGGCAATTCCGCCGTCGAGGTTCCAGGTCGTCACCGTGGCCGAGCCGCGGAGATTCACGCTCCCGCCGGTCTGGGTGATGGTCGTCACGTTGCTGTTCAGCTCGACCTGGCCGCCGCGCACCTCGACCGTGGTCAGCGTGGTCCCGCTGCCGCAGACCACCGACGAATCGCCGGACTGGTTGGACAGATAGCCGACCTTCAGCGTGGCGACCGTGGCCGTCTCGCCGCCGAAGAAGGCGACGCCCACGTCACCTTTGATCACGTTGAGCGTATTGTCGGCGTGGGTCCCTTTCCAGAGCAGACAAGCAATGCCGGTCTCCGCCCGCGTGGCCTTGTTGTGCACGTTCAGGGCAGCTTGATTGGCGCCGGTGTCGAGCTTGATCCGGCCCGAGCCGTTTCCCTCGCCCTCGCCGACGTTGATCGTCGTGGCGGAGATTGCGAGGAACGTCTCGCGGTACTCCACGTAGCCGTTGGCGTTGCTCCGCGGCAGACCGATCTTGCCCGTGAAGCTCTGGCGGATCGTCAACACGGCCAAGGTGACCGCGCTCTGGTCGAGGCCGTAGAGGATCTCCGAGCTCGAGTTCTCGACGATCACGGTATCGCCGTTGGCCGGTAGTGCCCCGCTATCAAAATTGTTGGCCGCCCAGACGTTCGGCCCCGCGTTGGCCGTGGCATTGGTCACGGCCCCGATCGTCCCCCCACCGCCCGAGACGCTGGAGACGGCCGTAAAGGGAACGCCCGCGGTGTCGGCCGTCAGCGTGACCGTATCGGTCGAGGCGCTGGCGGTGATCTCCTCGAACTCGGGGATGGTCGAGGCGTTCCAGGCGGCGGCCAGGGCCGTAGCCGTCCCGTTGGCATCGGTGGTCCCCGGGACGGAGACGGTCTTGCCGTTGATCATGATGATGTAGGTCGTCGCCGCGTCGTACCCGGTGATCTGGACGGTATCGACCTGGGCGACCGCCGGGGCGTCGCCTCGCCAAATGTGCGTAGCCATGATGATTTGATCCTCGTGTTATCCCAGGGGCAATTGCAGCGCTTCGAAGGGACGCTCCTTATAGAGGCGGAATTCAATCAGGTGTGGGTTCCCCGGCGGCGCCTGATGCAAGGGCAACCCCGTGATCGGATCGCTGCCTCCCTCTCCGCCCGGCCCGCCGCCCGGCTCGCGGGCCGGATTGAAAAGCGGAAACCCGTTGCCGTCCAGCAGGAGCTGGCCATCGAAGGTTACGTCGTTATCATCCTTCGGCAAAAAGAGACCCTCCTGGCCTTGCACTTTGTGCCGCGGTCCGCGGTCGATCTCCCGCCAGGGATACCAGAGCTGCGGGTTGAACTCGATCACGTAGGTTTTCCGCCAAAAGGGCTCGCCGCCGGAGAGGAAATCCTGCACGGCGTCGTACTGGTTCAGGCGGCCGGCATGCGGTGGATACGTGGTCCTATCGACCGTGATCGGATCGGCGTTGATGCTATTTTTGTATTCGCGGACCTCGCCCTGGTCGTGACTCAGTCGGTTGACTTCGATTGTGAGCACGTCGTGCAGCTCGAAGATAGGGGGAGGGGGATCAAAGGGATCCCCCGCGCTATTCCGGAAGGCTTTGCCGTCGAGGTCTGCGACGGGATAGATCCGGTAGGCGATCGTCGACCAGCTCCGTCGCGGCGGGTAGGACAGCACGTCACCGCTCTGCCCGCCCCTACCGATGCTGGCCGACGTGTAGCGGATCTGGACCTCCCAGAGCTGCCCGTATTTTGCCCCGCGGACGATCGGATCCTGATCGGATTCCTGGGGATCGATCTCGTCGACCACGGCCGCGGAGTCCTCGGGATAGCCGTGGCCGATCTGCGGCAGTCCGGCCGCCTTCTCCACGACCAACCCGTCGTCGTCGGGATCGTTCGTCCGGACCAGGTAGATCTCGTAGTACGATCGCCCGCCGTCGCGGCGGCGGACCGGTCCGCGTCGAGAGCCCGGCTTCAGGTGACAGGAGATCACGGCCATTTCTGAATGCTGAATGCTGAATGCTGAATGCTGAATGCTGTCAGAAGTGTGCTTCCTGGAGATCGGGGCTCGGGCCCATCAGCTCCTCGATCCGCCGGGCCGTTTGCCGTTCTAGCTCGAGCTGCTGGCGGAGGATTTGGAGGATCTGCTGGTCGGTCCGCTCGCGCTTCTGCGTCGGCCCCATCATGTGGCGGACCAGGATCGAGTAGGCCTCGGCCGATTGCTGGCCGACCGCCCCGGGCAGGCCCAGTCTGCCGCCATCGCCGCCGGCCGCGCCCAGAATCGATTCGAGCATCCCGCGGATCCGCTGCCGGCGCTCCGCGATCGCCTCCGCTTCGGCTTCAGCCGCGGCCATCATGGATTGCCCCCAGGCGTTCTCGATCTCCTCGCGCTGGCGATTCATCTTGGCCACGGCCTTCTGGGCCTCCTCGCCGTAGAGCTCCTCCATTAACCGACGATGGGCCACGATACCTGCCGGAGGTGGCGGAGGTGCGAGCCTTTCGAGCGCGGGAGGCGGTACGCCAAAAATTCCCGTGACTATTGCTTCGCCGTGGCGCTTCACGTTGGCCCACGGATCTAGGAATGCCGCCCCTGGCCCTGTTCTCTCACGCTGAAACAATTCCACTAACTCTCTGACCTTGTCGACCGCGGCTTTGATATTGGGGGCCAATTCCCCGGTCTTCGTCGTGATCAGCCCCGTGAGGCTTGCCTTCAGCCGGGTGATCGCATCGTTTGCATCCTCTGCTCCTTTGGCCACTTCGCGCGTGAAGCTTATCCCAAGACGTTCGGCTTCCGCCCGCATTTCCCGCAAGCCCTCACTGCCGAGCTCCAGCGTGTTCACCAGGGCCATTCCGCTGCGGCCGAAGAGCTTGGTGGCGACGTAGCTTTTTTCGGCTTGGGTATCCAAAGCCCGGAATCGATCGGCAATGAGCCGGACCGCCTCTGCCAAGGGTAATCGACTGAGTTCCTCAGCGCTCAGCTTGAGTTTCTCCAGAGCCGCCTTTCCTTCGCCGATACCGCCGAGGGCTTCGCCGAAGGTCTTGCTCAGGAATTGGAGGCTCTTGTCCAGGGTTTCCGTGCCGGCCCCGGTGATCTCGGCCGCATGGCGCAGGCCTTGAAGCTCCTCGGTGGCGATTCCGATCCGGTCTGAGAGCTTGCCGGTCGAATCCATCAGATCGAGTTGCCGCTTGATCATCGTCGCGAGCCCCCCCACGCTCGCAATCCCCAGCATCGTCCCGCCCCAGGCCGCCACGCGTCTTCCGGCCGTCTCGATCCCCTTTGACCACGTGCCGACCTGCCGGCCCGACGTTTGCAGTCCGCGGTTGAACTGCGCCGTCCGGGCGGTTAGATTGACCACCAGCTCGCCGACGGTTGCTGCCATCTATTTGGTCCGTTTCGCTCGTTTCGCAAAGGCGGCCTGGGCCAGGGCAAATTGCGCCTTCGCCTCCTGGATCGTCTGGCGGGGCGCGGCGGGCGGTCCGCCGCCGAGACCCAGCCGGATTAAACCGCCCGCAGCGGCCAAGGGACTCAGCCGATACCACGCGGCCCAGTCCTCGATCTGCCGCATCGTCAGGCGACGCAGCATCAGATCGGGATGCCCGAAGCCCAGCTCGCGGGCCAACAGGAATTGGAACTGCCGGCCCGCCTCTTTCAGTTTTTTCCCCGCTCCTCCTGCGCCGCCTTCGTCATGGCGTTATGGTCTTGCGCGGCATCCGAGATCCGCCGCAAGGTTGTCTGATTCTTTTTGGCCAACGCCTCGGCCTGCTCCCGCGTAAACAGCGGCCGGCCCAAGCCGTCGCGGGACACCAAGGCGACGAATCGCCCCAGAAAGTTCGGCTCCTTGTCGATCCCCTGCAAGCCTTCCGCCTCCTCGCCGGTGAGCGTGGCCACGTAGACCACGGCGTCCTCGCCCCACTCGGGCACGGCCACTTCGCGCAGCGGCAGATCGTCGGCCCCTAAAATATCTTCCGCAGTCGGCACGCGCGTCATATCAGCACCTCCTCTTGGGTCAGCCCTGCCCGGAGCTCGTCGATCAGCTCGTCGGCCAGGTCGAAATGGTAGCTCCGATAGCGGAGCCCGTTGGTATCCGAAAGCCCTTCGCCATGGTGAACCATCCAACGCCAGGGCGTGTAAGTCCGCAATTCGCCCATCGGCCGATCCGGCCGTCGCTCAAGAGATTGCAGCGAGCCGAAGATCCGATCGACGTTGAATTTCTCCTCCTCCAGACAGTGCGGGAATCGATCGATTGTGTCGCGCAGGGCATCGATGGCCCGACCGCGCAGGGCATAGGCCCAGGTGCCCAAAACACAAAAACCCTGCAAAACCTCCCGATTCACCGATACCGGGCAACGATCTTTCTCCCAATGCCGGCCGCCCAGGTAGAGCATCTCCCAATCGTCGGGGACCACGTCCAGGAATCGCCGCGCCCGCAGATCGAAATCCGGCAGCAGCAGCGCATCGTCCTCGAAGATCAGCAACGACTCGACGCCGTCGCGCAGCGCCGCGTTGCAGACGGCCAGGTGCGAGCGAAAGCAGCCCCAAGCCCCGGCCGTCCCCCCAAAACCTTCCGGCGGCGGATGATCGCGGCCGTCGAAGGCCGCGACCCGCTCCGGCTGGCGGTCGAAGGGCCAGTCGATCCGGCGGAGATTGGCCCGGATCCGCAGCCAGCGGTCGGGCCGCCGATCGAGATTGACGATCACAATCCGGTCGAAATCGATCATCATTCAGTATTCAGCATTCAGAATTCAGCATTCATGCTGCTGGGGTCGGCACCAAGGTGATCGACGAGAGGGTCTCGCCGTCCATCGAGCCGTCGGTGCCTCGGTCGACGATCACCGCGTTGGCCAGAGTGCCGTCGGTCGAGCCGTCGTTCCAGGCCACGACCAGGGCGCCGGAGCTGCCGATGTCGGCGCTGGTCGCCGGCAGACCGCCGACGAAGTTCACGACCAGCTCGGGATCGGGGATCCCCGCCTCGTACTCGTGATTCGTTGATCCCGCACCACTCACTCGGACCCGCGCGCCGCTCTCGCGAAAGCCGAACGAGCGGAGGGGGCCGAGGGTGACGCTCGCAAAATCCAGCGTCGAGCCGTTGAAGCCATCGTCTGCCATTGGTGTTACTCCTGTTGCTGTGCTTGGGGGCGAGGGGTGAGGGGCGAGGGTCTGGTTGTTGTTCTCGGCTGCCGATCTCTCGCCCCTCGCCCCTCGCCGCTCGCTCCTCACTCGCTATATTGGATCAGGTAATCCTGCGAAATCCGGTACTCCGTCGCCTCCTCGCCGCTGTCCGGCCCCTGCGGCAGATCCTGTTCGTTGAGGAAATGGCACATCGACACGGCCGGACTGCCGTCGGTGTCCCTCCAGCCGTTCAGCGCCGTGCGGACGGCGTTGGCCAAGGCCCGGGCGCCCAGGGGCGTGCTCGACCAGAGATCGAGCTGGATCCGGGCAAACGCCGTCGAGCTGTTCTTGTCCGCCCCGTTGACCCAGTCGGTCGAGATCCGCTGATAGGTGATCGCGTCGGACTGGCCCCAGTCCGTCTTGCGGTGGTGCTTGCGGATCCGATCGCCGACCAGGTCGGTGACGGCGGTCGTGGCCAGCAGTTTCGCAAGCATCCGGGTCTCGGGCATTTTGCTATCTTCCCCGCGCGTGGATCCATTGCCAGGTCCGGCCCGTCAGCCCGGCCCGGGCGTGGTAGCTGGCCTGCTGGGCCTCGCGCTCGACCCGAGCGCGGTGCTCTTGGATGGCGATTGTCAAGGCCTCGCGCTTGTAACAGTCAAAGGCCTCGCGCATAAATGGTCTACCTGGAACGAAGTGCGCTCCCCGTTGGCTCGCATACCAACCGCTCGGCTCATGGCCGAACTCCAGCAGATGGCCATGCGCCCCCTGCGGCCAGCGAGGCCCTACGGCCACGAAGACTACGCCTTGCGCCGTGTAGCTCTTCAGCCGGTACCCGATTGACCGTTCGAGCTGCCGGGTTCGAATGCGCTCTTTTCGGGTGCGGTAGCTAGGCACCCGGCCCTTGCGTCGGCGATGGAGTAAGCGGCCTCCATAAAACTCCTTCAAGGTGTGGCGGGTGTCGTACTGCCTCACGAGCGTCCGCTCGGAGCGATGGCCGAAAAGCCGGTGGCAATTTGCCTTCGCCGCCCGAACGATCGGACGCGCAGCCTTGATCATCGCCCCCCTCGTCACCTTCCGCTCAATCCGTGGGCCCAGCTCTTTCAAGAGCCCTTCTAGCTGACGAACACCCTCTACGTTGCACCCGATCACGACACGTCCTCCACGCAGAGCAAGAGCAATTCGTGATTCCGCTCCTCGACGTTTTCAACCGCGACGACGTACAGGTAGCGTGTCCCGAGCTTGATCCGCAGCGTGGCGTTGATCCCCGACCGGTAGCGGATTGAGAGCAGGTGCGTCAGCTCGGCCCTGATCTGCTGGGCCCGATAAAACTCCCGGCCGCTCTGGGGCAGGACTGCGGCCCACACCTCGACCACGTCGGACCACGTGACGGGTTTTTGGCCCAAAGCGTCGGCCGAGCCCTCGACCGGCTCCTGGATCGTCACTCGGTTTCGCAACGTGCCTGCGCGCATTGATCATCAGACCTCCCGATAGCCGCCCGCGTTGATCTGGCGGACCAGCTCCTGGAGCGTGCCCACCAGCCGGATCGTCTCGCCATCGTCGGTCACCGCCTCGATCACGGCCTTGCCTTCGAGCGAATCGCCGGTCGGCACCATCCGATGGATGCTGTCCGGATCGATCGCCACCTCCCGGCGCTGAATGTCATTGGGCCCCGCGCCCCGCCGTCGGCACTCTTGGAAGATTTCCAACATTTCGTTCTTCCTCCTTCGGCCTGCTTAGGGAAACTCGGCCAACAGGTCCGCACAGCGATACGGTGCCAAGAGCGAATCGACCGTCATCGGGATGAGCGTCGAAGTCGTCCCCAGCGCGACCGGCTCGCGGTTCTCGAACCAATGACCGGCCAGCAGCAGGATCGCCTGGCGGATCGGCCGCGGCACGCTCGCCGCCGTGGTCCCGTAGCCGGCTTTGAACTGGATCACGATATCGTCCTCGTGGCCTCGGCAGGTCGGCCAGGACTGGCCGTATTTCAGCCGCACAAACCCCGGCTCGCTGGCCGTGTCCAGCTCGTACACCGTATCGGCCAAGGTCTGCTGGACGCCGGCGGTGTCGTAATACTTGATGTGGGTGACCGAGATCAGCCGCGGCCGCGGCATCTTGATCGGATTCTTGAACTCGCTCAGGTAGAAATCCCAGCTCTGGCTGATCAGTGCCCGCCAGGTGATCTCCTCGACGTGCTCGCGGGCCGCCTCGATCAGGGCGGCGAGATACGCGTCCTCGTCTGTCCCATCGATCCGCAGATGGCTTTTGAGCTCGTCCGCCGAGACGGGCTCCACGGTCGGCGCGGTGGCTAATTTCCAGCTCACTTCTTAGCTCTCAGCATTCAGCATTCAGCATTCAGCCTTCAACATTTACTCGGCGGCCATGGCCTTGATCTGCTGCTCGGCCTCCTCGGCGGTCCCCACAAACGGCTTGGAGCGGCGGATGCGCCGCCGATCCGCCTTCCGCCTTCCGCCTTCCGCCTTCTCTTCGGCAATGCCGCGCTGAATCAGCAGGTTGGCCATCCCGTCGGGCAAATCGTGTTCGGTCCCCTCACGCAACGCCCGCCAACGGCTCTTCATAAGGACGCGCATAGATTCTCCTTGGCCCTTTGGGCCTCGCGGCTTCCGGCTAGTCTCCAGCGCGAGTTCTCATACGCGGAGAATTTCCTCGACTCCGGCCTGCGCGGCCGTCAGAGGCGCGATCTCGCCGCGGCTGAGTCGCGCAAACACCACGACGTAGGCTCCGGTGGTTCCGTCTCCGACGGTGATCACGGCGTCGATAAACCGCTTGCGCTTGCGGAGATCGAGCTGGAAGAGCCACATCTTGTTGTCGTCGTCGGCCGCCGGGAGGCTCGATGTCGTGCCGGCGATGTTCGCATCCGTGCCGATCACCGTCCCGCTGATATCGACGTGACCGGATCCGGTCGCGTCGGATTCGGTGAGTTTCAACGCGCTCAGCGCGATGTCGAGGTCTCCGATCGCCACCAGCAGCTCCAGATAATCCCAGCCAGCCGTGTCCAGTTCAGCGACCGTCACCGAGGCGTTGTCGACCTTGGCGGCCGGGGGAGTCAGCATCAGCCATTTGGCCTTTTGTGCGTGAATCATTTCTATCTTTCCTTGTTCTTTCTTGGCGTCTGATCTGAGTATCAAAAGCCCCGGCGGCCCCGGCCCGGGGTAGTGACCAGGACCGCACGGGACCGGAGACTGTCGGTTCGTTACGCGGCCGGCAGAGTCATCGAGATGATCGGGCCGGCGTTACTCGCATCCCCTCTGCCGTGGACATTGATGTCCATCCGCTCGGTGCCCAGGATCCCGATCTGATCGTACTCGAAATAGCGATCGGTCGAGACCTTGACCCGCACTTGCCGTCGATCGCCCAAGAGTGCGCCTAGCCGGAAATCGCCGAAGTAGACCTTGCCGGTCGCGTTTGCGTCAGAAGTCAAAACCTTGTTCATCTTCTGACTGATCTTGACCGGGTAGCCCAGGAAGACCCGCCGACGTGTGCCATTCTCCAGGATCTCCATCGTGTTGCCGCCGGCGGCGGCCGCCAATCGGAGCATGGAGGCCGCCCAGCCGGCCTTCGAGATCACCCACACCGGATCGATCCCCGGGAACTCCGGCAATTGTCCGATCATGCTCTCGAAGTCCTCGAGATCGAGACTCCCAAACGTCAGATTGCCGGCAATCGCCGTATAAACGCTCCCGGCCGCGACGGCATTTTTCACGCCGATGATGCCGTGGTAGGTGCTCGTCCCATCGCCGAGCAACAGGCAGCCGTCTTCGGCCGACGCGAAAGCATAGGAGATTTCGTCGGCGAGATCGTCGGCCAGGTTGATGATGGCGTCCTCATCGAGCTCCGAAGAGTGCTTGGTCAGCACTCCCCATTTCCGGGCCACCAGCCCAACATCGTCCCAGCTCTTCTCCGATTCGGTGATGGCCTCGTTATCCCCGATGGGATAGGCCGTCAGTCCGGTGGACCGACGCGGAAAGGTTTTTTCGTCACTGCCCATGGGTTTCACCGCGCAGATCTGGCGGGCCAGACCATACTCTTCTCGCAATGAGATCACGGCGCTCTCGAACTCTGGGATCACGAGGGCGCCGCCTTTCGGATTGCTGTCGGTGCCCATCGCCAGGCTTTCAATCCCATGCTCGCGGCACCAGAGCATGGCTGGCTCGTGACCGTAGAGCACGGCCGCCAACCATTGCCCCGACCGATAGGCATTCTCGGCAGCGCCCGGCCCTTCAAAGCCGCGGAGTTTCCCGGCTCGGTGATGTTGCCGACGGACTTCCGCCCGCTCCTCGGCATTCCACTCGCCGGGCAAACTGAGATCGTCGCCCGGATCGGGCGGGGTCGTCTGCCGCGGCCGGGGCTTTGCGAGCCGCTTTTGGCGGGCCGCCTGGCGTTGCCGCCGCTTCTGGTCGGCGTCGATCCGGTCGATCTCCGCCTGGAGCTTGTCGGCCTGGGCCTCAAGCTCGTCGTAGCGTTTGGTCTCCTCGTCGGACAGCGGCCGGTTTTCCCCCTCGGCCGCCTTGAGGATCTGGTCCAGCTCGGCCGTCGCGCCGGCGAACTGCGTGGAGAGTTCATCAATCGTTGTCGGCATCTTGGTTGCATCTCCCGCGCCGGCCGAGTCGCGAGAGCGCAAAGCAAAACGCCGCCGCGGAGACCCGCTGCCGGCGACACTGTGAATGGGGTGTCGTCGAGTAGCGAATCCCCGCGACGGCGTGGATTTTCGGCTACGTCCCGCCCGATGGGTCCGAGGCCACGGCCCCGGCCTCATCGGGCAGCTTGTCAGCCCTCCAGCCTACCGGATCGGCTGGCCCGATTGCAAACGGAATTTGGGCAAGAAGCGGGGGAGGGGGAATGCTGAATGCTGAATGCTGAATGCTGCACTAGGAGCTGCCGGGGCCGCACCGCCCGGTAACCCCCCCCTAACGGGCCATTTTGCCGCGAATCCGGAAAATATACGATCATATCTATTGACGGCCGGGCCGAGATATATATAATCATGTATAAATGGAGACACGACCATGATGACGACAATCGCACACACGGAGGGAATCGGGCGGCAGATCCGGGAGTGCCGAGAGGCGGCCGGACTGAGCCAGGCGGAGTTGGCCGAGCGGGCTGGGCTCTCGCAGCCACACGTCTCGCTGATCGAGGCGGACGGCCGACCGGAGCTGTCCATCCGTACATTGATGCGGTTGGCCGACGCGCTGAATGCGGACTGGTGCTATGACGGCCGGCGGATCGTCTTCCGCCGACGGAAACCATAGCCGGGCGACCGGGCTGTCAGGTCGCACGTTGGCCGCGAGCGGATCGCGAGGAAGGGAAACAAAATGACACGGCAGACTGAATCGGAGGCTGCGCCACGCAGCCATTTTCTGGATTTGGTGGATTCGGGTAAATGCCCGGCCAGCAGCAGTGGCGAGAAACGTGCAAGGCGAATCGCCTTGGTCCTCCTCGATGAGCTGCCCGGGCTAGACGCCGAAGCGGTCGAGGGACTACACGATTTCCTTGATCTCGTCGAGGCCATGCCGAGCACGGCAAGGAGTTTGGTCGAGGGGCCTTGAGGCCGCAGCCACGCCACCGGCCGACGGTGGCAGAAAGGGAGCGATCAATGCAATTAGATGATTTGGATGATCTTGCGGGTGAGATTTTGCGTGCCATTGACGTAGACGAGGACAACAATCAAATCCTCCTGACTACGGAGAGCGGCAGAGAGATCCTCCTGCACCACTGCCAAAGCTGTTGCGAGAAGGTCCGCATTCTCGACACTGAAGGGGAGTGGCGTCAACTGCTGGGTAAGCCGCTCTTGGATGCCACGCATCACGAGCAACAGGCCGATACCGCGCGAGGCTCTGAGACGCGAACGGCACTGACGTTCTGCGTCGATGGAGCAACGGTAATTTCGAGGTGGATCGGAAAATCCAACGGATATTACAGCGAGTCAGTCCATATCCGCGAATTGACGGAGCCGTGCCAGCCGTGATTCAGTATTAGCCGGGCCACCGGGCTGTCAGGTGGCGAATTTAACCGCCTCTCGAGGCAGGAGCTTTACGATGGAAGATTGGACGAAACAACTCAAGGAGTGGGGTCAACACCGGCAGTGGCGACCCTTGCCGCGACGTGGCGCGCTGCGAGAGTTCTGCAACGCCAACGGCTTTGGGGAAAGGGGAGTGGCGGCCGATCGCGCCTTTCGGCTGGGTTATGCCGCACTGGCTCGCGCGACCGCCGAGGAGCGGTCCGCCTGTCAGGACTGGCAGGCCGTCCTGGAGTTGCAGCAGCGGCAAGTAAAAAATGAGGCTGATCGCCTAAAGGCAATCGCCGAAAAGCGGCAACGATCGCTCGCAGCAATGGCAGAGAATCCGGGCTGGAAATTGCTTGCCGGCGAAAAGACCGAGATACTAGCCACAGGCACGCGGCGAGAGGTCGAGGCGAATCTCTGGCGTGTCACCAAATGTGCTCGTGAGCCAAGCACGGGACGTGGCTGCTGGATGATTCTCGCGCCGGATGGCACTGAGGCCACGCGCGGCGGTTTCGACGGCGAGATCTACTGGTAATCTCCTCGCCGATAAACGGCAGAAAGGGTGAAACGATGGCTTATCACGGAACGGGGCACTAGTGACTCACGTATATCAATGCCGAAAGGAAAGTGAAATGAAGGCAACAGAATACCGAGCATGGGCGCACCAAAACCAAGTCGCTCACGGCTCCATGTCCGCTGTCGAGTGCGAGACGATCGCAGAGGCCGAAAGTTACGTAACGGATTTTCCGACGTGCCAGCATGGATTCGCCACGTGCGGGCAGATCGCGTTGGCCCGGACCGACGACGCCGAGGTCGCCAACAGGGCACGCGAGCTGCTGATAGCTGCCGGTTATCGCTGGGATGGGGCGGATGGTTATTGGCTCAAACCGCAATTCTGCGCATGCGCGAGGATCCATCGTAGCCTAAAATATGCACGGATCTCCGTCAGTGCAGCCGAGGGGCCAATCGCGTACCGTTTGGGGCCAGGCGGTTATCTGCCTCCCGGCGATCGCCCGACCTTGGGTTAAGGACGCCGACCCGGGCTGCACTAGGAGCTGCCGGGGCGGCGCTGCAAGCGGGATTGGAGGCGGCGGCGGCGGGACCGGAGCCGGGGATCTGTCATCGCCGTAGACTCCGGGCCATAACGCCACTGAAGGTAGCGCTCGAGCCAGCCGAGGCAATGGGCCCGCAGCTCCTCGCGGCCGAGTCGGGGGAACTGCCGGTCGAGCAGCTCGGCCCCACGGCGGACGATTTCATCGGGCAGATCGCCGGCCGAAAGGAAGCTGTCGACGGCATCGCCGGTATCCACCACGTCGGAGGCGTGCAGCTCGGTCGGATACCACAAGGGCGGCAGCTCTTCCCCGTTCTCGTCGCGGACCCGCCGGCCCTTCTTGTCCAGCCGATACAACTCGTCCGCCTTCAGGACGAGCGACGAGGCAAACGCCTCCGGGTCGGACTCGGCCAGGCGGAGGACGTAACCGCCGAGGTCGCCGCTGGGCGTGTCGAACGAGGTCGGATCCAGGTGCAGGTCCGCCCGGACGCGATCGGTCTCCAGCCGCGCGTTATGGGCCCGGCCCAAGAACTTGCCGATCCCGTCGTCTGAGAGGGTCGGGTGGGCGAAGCGCGACTTGAGGCCCTTCGGCGTGGCATTCATCAAGCGGACGATCTGCTTGAGCCCCTTCTGGTCGAACTCGCCCCGTCCCTCGGTCTTGAATGCCCCCTCCTGGGCCACGACATAGCCGCGGATCACGTTCTCATCGTGGTCGACGCCTATCGGCGGTGCGGTGACGTTCGACCGCAGCCAGGCCGTTGCCGATTCGAGCGGCGGCGAATGCCAGAAACGACCCGCATGTGCAGGCTGCCTGTTCGTGCTGGTGTTGCTCATTGGTGCTTGCTCCTTTTTTCGCTCCCACTGGGTTTGACAGACAGCCCGCCGCTGGGCGGGGTCCTCGTATTCGTCGACCATCACCGGATCGCCCATGCAGCGGTCGATGAAGTCGGGCTCGCTTTCATTGGGGCGGGGGGTTGGTAAAGGCATGGATCTTAATTCAGCATTCAGCATTCAGCATTCAGCATCCTGGAGGAACTTCTGCTCCATCGCCCGCAATCGCTCCACCTCGACGATCATCCGCTGCAAAATCTCTACTGCGGAACCTTTCTCCGGCGATTCGCCCCCGGTCCATTCCAGACCGAAAGCCACCGCTTTCCGGGCTTCGTCGACTATGTCCATGATCAATCAGCATTCAGCATTCAGCATTCAGCATTCAGCAGTGCGGCGGCCACTCGCCCCGGCAGTTCTGCAGGGCGGCCCCGTCACATTCGATCGTAGCCACGCCCTCGGCGCGAACTGCCAGAAATGACTCCTGTTCATGGTAGCGGTGTTGCTCATCGGTGCTTGCTCCTCTTTTCGCTCCCACTGGGTTTGACAGACGGCCCGCCGCTGCTCTGGATCGTCGTAGTCCTCGACCATCACCGGATCGCCCATGCAGCGATTGATGAAGTCGGGCTCGGTTTCGTTGGGGCGGGGTGAAGGTAACGGCATTTAGCGGCCTTGGCTTAGGGCGCAGAAAACACGGCAGCTACTCGGTTCGGCAACTCGGCTGGGCGGCATTCGGCGGCCGTCAATAGGCTCTGGCGGCTGGCGTTGCAGATGTTGCCGGCGAACCGCCGAGCTGCGGCCGCGGCATCGGCCGTCTTGTCCTGGGCCGCCAACAGGGCGGCCATCGGGTTGTGCAGGGCCTCGGCCAAGGTCCGCTCGTGGTGGGCGTAGAATCCGTCGAGCCAGGCCAGGAATCGCTCCGGATGATGGGCGGCCCGCTCGGCCGCCTTGCGCTCCTTGGTCCTCAGCCGGCCCATCACATCGGCGATCACCTGCCGGGCGGCCTGCTCGTTGCGCTCCTGCCGTCGTCGCTTCAACTCGTCGTATTCTGCGCGGATCTCGGCCAGCAAGCGGCCCATTTGCTCTTCGTTGGCTTTTGCCTCTTCGCCCTTCGACTCTTCTTCCTCTTTCTCCTCCTCTTCCTTTGGAGCAACGGGCGGCGGAAGCGGCGGAGGTGGCTTCGGCTTCTCCGGCTTGATCGCCTTCTCCAGCGGCTGGATGTTCAGCGGGACGAAGCGAACGTCCCCTTCCGGCCCGATCGGGTCTTCGTCTTCGAGCTCCAAAATCTGGTTGATCGTGATCCCGCCACAACTGAAAAGCTTGGTATAGAACTCCGCCCGGGCGGCATGATCGGCCTGGAGAAAGCCGCGGGTGTTGAACTTGCAGAAGTGTTTTTCGTCCAAGAGGCGGCGATTGATCTGTCCTTCCCACTTGCGGATCCAGGGCATCAAGGTGAAGACCAGGAATTCCCTCCCCAGCTCGACGATTGAGGAGTAGCTGGCCGCACCCTCCGTGAAGAGCTGCAAGAGGTGCTGGCTGATCCGATAGGCGCGGGCAATCTCCTCGACGCCGAAGCGGCGGGCCTCGATCATCTGCACGTCGTCCGGGTGCATCGAGGTCTTGGCGAACTTTGTTCCCTCCTCCAGGATGAGCGTGCGATGCCGTTTGCCGTGCTCGGCCCGCGCGGCCTGAGCATCCTGCAACCGCTTATAGGCCCTGTCCGAGAGGGGGCCGGGAACTTCCAACGCGCCCGCGTAGGCCGCATCGTTGGCGAACAGCTCCGAAGCGTAGCGCTCCCCCGCCTTGTTGTATGCGATCGCGTTTTTGAGCTTCCGGATCGGCGAGTAGCCGACCAGGCCGTCAAAACCGAACCCGGGAACGTGCAGGACGTCATCTGCCGCCAGGATTTCCTTCTCGCCGGCCTCGGTCCGGTGCTCGTATTTGATTGTCCCATCGTCCTCCCGGAATGGCCTGGTCCGCTTGGGCGAGAGCGGCCAAAGGGCCACGACTTGACCATTGACTGCCCGCTGAATCTCGCTGTAGGCATTGCCGTAGGTGCAGAGGTGTCCTTGGCCGGCCTCGCGCCACGTGTAGCTGTCCATCTCGGGGTTCGGCTCGTCGTGCAAGACCCGATAGAGCGAATGGTCCTCGGCAGCCCGGCGGCGGCCATCGGGCAATCGCTCAAAGAGCTCCAGGGGCAAAGAGGCAATTCCCTCGGAGAGGATCCGCACGGCGGCGTAGACGGCCGCGCAGGTCAGGGCCGTCTCTTCGTTGATCGTCTCGCCGCTGGGCGTCATTTGGCCGTCGCGGACCCAATCGATCAGCCACTGGTCCGGGTTGGCCGTCCCGCTCAGTCGGGCAGGCAAGAGTGCGTCGAAGATCATGGCTGCCATCTCCCAGGTTCGTTCGGCCTCCCGCGTTCCGCCTTCCGCCTCCCGTCCAGAATCCGCCAGCAGGCCGCCACCAGCAGCGTGGCCAGCCCGGCGTAGATCCAGGCCGCCGGCGGGTAGATCGACCAGCAGCCGAAGCCCACCAGGCCCAGCCCCGCCAGCTCGACGATCGTCCGCAGTCTGCTCATTCCATCCGCAGCTCGAATTCCAGGGCCGCAGTCAGCTTATGCAACGCCGCGGCCAACTCTTTCGGCTCATCCCGCCAGGCCAGGTCCTCGGCCAGGCTTTCGATGAGTTCTGCCATTGTGCCGATTGCCTCGACGGCCTGCCGTGCCCGACGGTTGATCTTCACCTCGACCAGAATGGTACGGGGTCTTAGAGCCATCGCACATCCCTTTCGTCGTAGACCGAGCCCTTGCTTTTGCGGACGATGGCCCGCGAGAGCGCGATGATCAGGGCCACCAGGCCGTCGATCTTCTCGCCCGAGTGCTCCTTGTCGGGCATCACGTTCTCGGCATGGTCCACCCGGCCGGCCGCGTTGGCCGCATTCCAGCGGAGGACCTTGTGGCCGCCATGGCGGATCTTCCCGTCGAGCAGCAGGCGCAAGAGGACCTTGGTCGGCGGGCTCATCGAGAGCATCCCCTGACGCACCTGGACGATGGTGAAACCGTCCTCCTCCTCGAGCTCGGTGATCAGATGCGAGGCGTTGTAGGGGTCCGCTCCGATCTCCTCGATCCGGTACTGCGTTCCGAGTTCATTGATCCGTTTGCGAATCAAGCGGTAATCGATCGAGTTCCCGTCGGTCAGCTCGATCAAGCCCTGCCGGGCCCACGTCAGATAGGGCACGCGATCCTTCCGGTCCCGCTTTGCAGCCTCGTCGCGCGGACACCAAAAAAAAGGCAGGACGTCATAGCCCTCCTCGGCGTTGCCGAATAGCAGGACCAGCGCGGCCAGGTCCTTCACCGTCGCCAGATCCAGCCCCGCCACACAGGGCTGCCCCTTGAGGGCCTCGGGATCGACCAGGCCGGCGCAGGCCTCCCATTGGTCCATCGCGATAATTCGCACGCTCTGCTCGGTCCGCATGTCCAGGTGCAGGCGCTTGAACGTGTTTTCAAAGGCCGGCGTCTCGATGGCCTTCCGGCACTTCTCGGCGATCGCCTCCTCCGAGATCGTCACACCCAGATTCGGATTCGCCTTGTGCCAGATTTTGGGGTCCCGCCAATCGTCATCGCGCTGGGCCTCGTAGATCACCGGCAGGAACTTCGGATCGTCGATCAGGCCGTCGCGGACCTTAACCGCGTAGTCGTATTTCTCGTTACAGATCGAGGGCCGATCATAATCGGCCGTGGTCAGATGGATGATCAACGGCTGGTCGCGGGCGATCGTCGAGGTCTCCAGCACGTCGACCAGCTCCCGGTTCGGCTGGGCATGGAGCTCGTCGATCACCGCCGCGTGGGTGTTCCCGCCATGCTCCGTGGTGGCCTCCGCGCAGATCGCCTTGTAAGTCCCGTCGCCCACGACGATCGAATACTTGTAGATCTGCGCGCGGGCAGCCAGCTCGGGCTCGCGCTCGATCATCTTCCGGACCGGCTGAAACACGAAACCCGTCTGGTCCCGCTTGGCGGCGGCCGAGTAGATCTGGGCCCCGGGCTCGCCATCGGTATAGAGGATCAGGCAGACGATCGCTGCGGCCAATTCGGATTTGCCGTTCTTCCGCGGCACGTAGATCAGGCATTCGCGGTAGCGTCGCGTTCCATCCGGCCGCTTCCATCCGAACAGATTGCCGATCACCGCCTGCTGCCAGATCTCCAGATGGAAGGGCTCGCCGCCCTTCGGTCCGGCCGAGAACGTGAGGCACTCGCGGACAAAGTCGATCGCCAGTTGCGCGGCGGGCTCGTCGAAGTAGCAGTCGCCCGCATCCCGAAACGGATCGTACCCGGGGATCTGCCGGATCGTCCGCTGGAGATCGTAGCTGAGTGTCTTGGTTTTTGTCGGTGCCATCATCCGCAGATCTTGAAAAAGCGTTTCTTGTCGGCTTGGGCGGTCGGCGGTCGGGCCGTTACTCGGGATCGGCTCGAGGGCGTCATGCCCAGCTCGGCGGCGTAGCCGACCATCGCCTTCATCGCGGCAGTCATCTGGTTGTGGTAGGGGCTCGCATAGGGCGTGCCCTTGCTGCTGATCAGGACGGAGCCTTCTTCCGCCACCTTCTCCCGCGCCTGCACGTACAGGCTCCAGCTCTCGCAGTAGGCGATCAGCACGGCCCGATCCAGGTCGGTCAGGATCCCCAGCTCGAGCAGCTCGCGGCAGAGGCGCCGCCATTCCCGGCGGGCGATTCGGTCAAGGTGTCTCGGGCAGGGCGGGGCGCGAAGCGCGGGCGTCGGCTCCTGGTCGTTAAGCTTCCGCCGGCCGGGGTTCCCGGCCCGCCGCTTCAGCTCCGTCGGTTTCGGTTTTCTGCCTCGCCTTGCCATGATTTCTCGCCAAGCCCTACCGACCGCCATTCGGCCGCGACGCCGCCGCCCCCCTCCCCAGTGGGCGGGTCCTCGCTTGCCCCCCCCTCGAATTTCGCGCAAAAAAACGCGGGAC